TTCGACTTCTGCTTTGTAGCTTTCGCTTCAAGCTTGATGGCCTGTGCAAAGTTATAACGTGTACCATCAATGGTCACATAGCACTGTGCAGCCGAACCGAATATGGTGTCCTTTGCGGACATAATTCCTTCGCTCATTTATATTCTCCTTTCCTTAGTTGACATAAACTGTGCAATACAGCTTTTCCATAGCAACAACAGGCTGTAACTTCTTTGTGACAATTACATCTGTTTTGAGGTTGCCCTCAATAACTGTAATATCATCACCATCGAAATTCTGCAATGCACCAACGTTCTGCATCTCGCCTGCAAGTGTAACAAGCATGGACTTTAATGCAATCCGTCCATCTTTGTTGTTCTGGCACTTTCCAAGGAATGTCTTATTGAAGATTGTGGCTGTCTGAACAGCATCTTCATCAAGAACACGAATAACCTGGTTGTAAGAGAAGTCTACACTCTTTTCCAGTGTAAATGTTACGAGGGAGTTAATATCCCTTAATACATGGATTTCATCATCAACGGTGTGGAATACAAACTTTCCTGCGTCAATAGCCGCTTCAAGTTCGGTCTGTGTGTAGTCATGCTTTAACTCGTACTCTCCGTCATACTTTGCATTGACAAGAGAACGGTTGATAGCGCATCCGGCACTTGCTCCTGCTACCCAAGGAACCGCATTTACATCATCAACATTGATAACACCCTCATGGTCTGCGGCCTTGTTGAACAGTACAGTCTGGAACTTCGCTCCGACTCTCTCTCTCATTCTCACAGTGAAGGAAACAGCAAGGTTCTTAATAGCTTCGTCCGTAGTCTTAACAGCAAGTGTATTGAATGCCAGCTTCTCAAACTCGGCAAATGCACTTGAATAGCTTTCGCCTGTTACTGTACCATCTGTACCACCTGTCATAGTGGTTGTGCCAACAGTAAGGGTAGCGGTCTTCTTGAATACAACAAAGTTGTTATCAACAAGGTCGGCAGATGTTGAAACAATCTGTGAATCTTCCTTGTTACCGTCAACAAAGGTTGTGACCGTCTTCTTGTTCTCGTCATCAACCGATACAGCTACAACTGTGGAAATCTTGTTTCCAAGTGTTCCTGCGAACTTAGCTGTTCCAATGTCATTACTTGCTTTCTCTCCACCGCCATTCAGTCGGTACAGATACAGCTTAATGCCCTTTTTGAGCACTTCTCGCACATCCTTTAACTCTTCGGCATTAACAGATAAGCCAAACAGCTCCTTTGTTCTTGACTCGTAGTTGTCAGCATCTACAACAGTAATACCATCAGCACCAAAAGGGAGTGAGATTGGCATTGCAACAATACCTCTTTCTCCAAGTGCTACATTGTTACGTGAAGCACTCACATAGTTGATGTAAGTACCTGGTAACTTCTTTGTCATTGAGACAAATGATCCACCGCCTAACATTTAGACTCTCCTTTCTTTGAATGTCTTAATAGCATTCAAAACTTCGCTCTTTGTATAGGTCTTAGTTGTATCAAGCATACAATCAAGAATGTCAGCATCACCCTTGAACGTCTTGCTCTCTTTGAGTGCTTCCACTGTAAACTTTACAGCTTCGGGCTTCTTGTTATCGTCTTTCATATTCCATCCTTTCCATAACGTCCCCGGTGTTTCCGTACAAGACATCATATTCAATAGCAAACTGAATGTTTAACTGTCCTGTGGTTGGTGTGATTTCAAGGTCTTGCGTGTAATAGCAATCTTCCGTATCTCTATCCTTTACCATCTGTAATAAAGGATAAAGTTTGCCGGTTAGTTCGTCAAATTCACTCAAATACTCCTCTGTATTCTGTGGGTAGTAGATCACGTTGAACAAAGTACGTTCATGTGCCCTCTTCCCGATTAACTTTGTGATATTTGATGTGATTGTTTCAATGAAGAAACCGGGGGTCTCCAAACCTTGCTGAACAGGATCTTTGTAACACAAGTATGTTGGTTTGTCTATATCTTCATTCAAGCCATAGAACAATGTGTCTGCAATGGCTTTCTTCAAATTCGCTGTAAACATTCCTCAACCTTCCTTCTTGTGTATTCTCCGACATACCGACCTTTTAGGCTTCTCTCTCTTGCGATTGCCATGAAATGTAATCCCTTGACATACCCTTTCTTGTGGTATCTGTACTCTAGTTTGCCATTCACGAACACAGGGAAAATCTTTCCTTTGTGTTGTTTGTGTCCGTACTCTACGTCAGAAGCATAAATGTGACCATTTGAACTTTTAGCTGAGTTCTCAATGGTTACACTATATGTATTTCCGCTCTTTTGAGGTCTTTTTACTTTCCATGAATTTCTAAGGTTTCCACCAATTCGTGGTTTCCCACTGTCAGAAGCATGGTATGGTGGGTCGGGAGTATAGACAGGTGTTAGCGGTACTACTTCCTTTTTGAACTCTTCTCCAACATGACGCGCGGAACTTTTGAAAACTTGTTCCATTTCCCGTTCTGCTCGTTCTATGCCATTCTTGAAGTCAGATAACTGGCTAAAATCTATCATGCTTTCCCTTCCTCACTTAGGACTATCTCCTGGTGTGTAGTGAAATATGCCGGCTTTCCACTTGAACGGTACATAAAATCTCTGCCATTACGTGTGACTTTGATTTTTGAACCCTCTTTTACCTCAATATCTGGGGAAATAAACAGCTTTACAACAATACTCGTGTTGTTCGTGGTTGTGGTCTGCGTACTTTCCGAAATCGTCTCATAAGAAACTCGGCATGGTTCGTTCTCAATGACAACACCATCAACATATTTCGTAAAACTGCCGGATCCTTGCTTTACTTTTCCGTAAATCGTGCAAGTATCAGTATAAAGTTTTTCCATACCGCTTCTGTGACTTACCATGATAATTTACGAAACCTCTCAATCTCTCTGTCACCATAATTTCTAAGGGTTTCTATCCAGTCTTTGAGTAACTTACCCTTAGATGTATCCCCATCGTACTGAATCTCTGTATCTCCGACTTTCGTAGACTTGATAGCACCTTCTACATCAAGCCCCGTAAGGCCACCGGAAGATGACTTAATTTCTAAGTATCTTCCGGTAGTTCTCATAAGCCATACATTATCCAAGTTTTCGGGAACTTCCTGCTGATTGGTGACATTGATTAGATACTCCTTCTCTACACCGATAAGGGTTTCAATCAGTTCTGTATCTCCTTCGACTTCATATCCTGCATCATGCAAGAATGTTGTCACGTCCTCAACATGGATCATACGTCACCTCACTTAGATGTGATCTTAACAATAGGGATTGCCTTGTGGTTGATATAGCTACGGTTTGCAGCGACACTCTCGTTGGAGTGAGCAAGAGACCAGTTGTCACCTCTCTCTAACTCTGCAAGTGTAGGAGAGTCTGTTGCCTGGTTTGCCTTCTCATAAGAGATACCAACCGGGGAGAACAGGAAACGTGTACGAGATACAAGTGTTGTCTTTCCACCATTTGTGTAAGCATCACGAACCATCTCGTTCGGTACTTCTGCTCCGAGGTCTGAATACTCAATAGCACCTGCTCCAAGAGCATAGGTTGTGTATACCATGTGTGCTTCGTAGTATGTAGCAATGTCTTTAACATCCGGAGTGGTTACTTCGGTGTAAACATCACCAACCTTGGTGTAGTAAACCTTGTTCGGATCCAGTGCGGTATCAGTTGTAAGAGTGTACTCTGTCTCTGTTGGAACACCATCATCAACGAGGACTGTCTTACCGCCCCAAGTACCAATAGGAAGGTTGGAAGTAATTCCGTCCTTATCTGTGTACTTCTTGTACTCTAACAGCTGTAAGTTCTCCAGCTGAGTAGCAACATCAGAGTGCATAATTACAAGGCTGAACTTGCCCTTGTTGTCTCCACAAGCCTTTGTAATGGCATTGTTAAGAGTGGTAGCCTGGATTGCGCCAGGGCATACATAAGTATGACGGGTAACAAAATTCTGGTTTGCCTTGCCTGTGTTCATGGCAAATACACCCTTTAATACAGAGATAAGGTTCTTCTGCTTCTCTGTCTGCCAGTATGTTCCTACCTGTCCGGCAATGTTACCCATGAAGTCCTCACCACCTGTAACATCAGTAGAGAAGTCCTTCTCTGTCCAACCATTCATGCGGCCGATTGCCTGCACCTTCTTTGAATAGGTCTTTGTAGATCCTGGTGTAAGGTTCTGCTGTCCGTCATAGTTCTGCGCATCACCATCAATAAGTCCCTTTACAACGGTCTCCATGTAGTTGACACCGTTCTGTGCCTTCATGGTCTCCTTGTAGTCGTTGTTCCGGACTACAGCACCAGACTTAATAAGTTCGTTTCTTACCAGGTTAGGTACGTGGCCTACCTTGTAAGTAAAGGCTTTTGAGTTAAAATCCTTTGAATCGAAAATTCCCATATTTTTCTCCTTTTCTTAATTATTCGAGTTCTCCGCCACTTGCAAGGAACTCTGCCAACTCTGTATAGGTCATATCCTCCGGCTTCTTACCTTCCGGGTTTCCGTTGCCACCTGTCGGCTTCGCTCCCTCTGGTAATGAAGTGCCGCCAAACATGGCCTTTGTAAGTTCGTTTTCTTTGAGAGCTTTTACCTGCTCGTCAAGTCCAACTAACTTACCCTCTGCATCAAGTGAGACTTTTTCCATATCAAGATTTCTGATAACAAGGTCAACATCCTTTGCTTCGGCTGTATGAAGTGCATCTTTTACAGCAGATTTAAGCTGAATGCCTGCCAGCTTCGCTTCAAAGTCTTTACTTGCGTTCTTATTTTCCGCTTTTAAGCGGTCAATCTCTTCCTGCAACTTACTTGGGTCAACCTTCTTCAACTCTTCCAAGTCGGCATTCGCCTTTTCAAGAGTCTCCGTCAATTCCTTGACGTTGTTCTTTAACTCCTGCTCATTCTCCTTGTACTTGTTAATGTCATTCCCATTGAGTCGCATGATCTCGTCAAGGATTTCTTTCACCTCAACTCCATCAGCAAGCTTTCCCTCTAACAGTGTCTTGATTTCGTCTCGTTTCATAGTTTTCTCCTTCTTCGATACACTTTTTAACGTGGTTTGTTCCACAATCTCTAATGGCTTTTGGTTTTAACGTCTGTCCTTGACATATTTTGATACCCACTCGTCATATTCTGTGGTTATAACAAGTGGTTTATCTATGTTTCCAAAGTACGGTACGCATTCACATCTGCAATAAGGGTGCATCGGTCGGTAGTTTACTCCAACTTCTGCATCTTTGTAGTCAAAAATACGTCCATGTAGTGAAGCACATGTATCACATACAAGGCTGTCCATGGTTGCAAGGTAGATATAACTCTTTGCTCCTGCATCTTTACCGGCCTTTCGTGCTCCCTGCCCCTCTATCCATGCACTTTCTGTATCAATC